AATTAACAGGAGACAAATAAATGGCGAGTATACGAAATCACCAAGCGAGTGAAGTCACTAAACTATTATTAGTAGGTGATAGCGGCTCAGGTAAGACAGCTAGTCTAGCAAGTCTTGCCAACGCAGGTTATAATCTACGAATATTAGATTTTGATGACGGACTGGCAATACTTCCAGAATTTCTTAATCCAGAAGCAATAGATAGAGTATCTTATGTTACTCTTAAAGACCCGTTAGGTCATGCGACTGCATTTAGGAAGTCAGCACAATTACTTTCGTCTTGGAAAGACGGAGATGAAGATTTAGGTTCAGTTAAAAACTGGACTAATAAAGATGTTCTTGTTATTGATAGCTTAACACTCATGGGCGAATCAGCCTTGAGAGGTGCATTAGTATTTAATAATAAGAAACCCACCGACCAGGCAACGCAGCCAGAGTGGGGCACGGCAGCACGAGATGTACAGAATGTAATTCAGTACCTTACAGGGAGTGAAGTGCCGTGTAATGTTATCATAACTTCACATATGCAATATATGGAGGGAGATATGGGTGTGTCAAAAGCATACCCTACAAGTGTTGGGTCTAAACTTTCTACCAAGATCGGCAGATACTTTAACTGTGTTTGTCGTATTGATACGAAAAGTTCTAGCAAAGGCACAGAACGTACTCTACGCACAGTATCAGACCACCGCATGGATTTAAAAGTAACAGCACCTAGTCTAATTGAGCCAAACGCACCTTTAGACTTACACAAACTTTTTGATGCTATACAAAAGAGTGCAAAGACTAAACTTGGGGGAGAAGCCCCTAAGGTAACAGCAAAACAAGGAGGTTAACCTATGAATGATATTGCTGATTTTTTAAACATGACTCCCAATGACACACCAGAATCGGTGACATTGCCAGAGGGCAGTTATGACTTTGTCATAAAAAGCTACCGCTCAGACAGAGTGGGAGAAAACCAAACACCGTTAGTACGTATTAACGTAAAAGCAGTGAGCGTGATTCAATCTGATCTAGACGAAAGTCAGTTAGATAATGCAGAAGGCACGAGACTCGAGTTTTGGGTAACACCAAATGCTATGAAGTTGAACAATCCTGCGGCTTCACTTAAAACGTTTGTAACTAAAACGTTAGATATGGATCACGATATTCCATATGCTCAATCGCTTGAAATGGCTATTGGTCAAACCTTTTCTGGTGTTGTAAAACACGAAATGGTTGGTAGAAATAAAGATATTCTACAAGCAACAATATCTAGAATAATTAATAAGTAATTATTCATGAGTGAGTATGCAGTTTTAAATCGACTTGACTCTAAAAAGTCACAGGGTAAAATGTTCATAGCAATAGTTATGGATCATCCTTCGACAACAGAGGCTCGATTAAATACAATCTTAGCTGGGGGCACAGGTGATATACTGAAAGGTATGTGCAAACTTGCCTCCATTAATCCAGATGAATGCTTACTCACTCACACTTTTCAATTAAAACCCGCACAAGATAACGTAGCAAATTTCTTTCACAATAGACTTGCTTATAAAAAGTTATGCAAAGAACAAGAGTGGAGATCGCCTTTCCCACCAACAGGTCATGGGTTTCTTAAACAAGAAATGGAACAAGATGTAAGGCGGTTATATAAAGAGCTTAATGAAGTAAAACCTAATGTAATTATTGCAATGGGTAGTGCTTCGTTATGGGCACTGACAGGGCTTGATAAGATTGGTACATATAGAGGTTCGGTAATGAAATGTAGTGATGGATTGCTTGAACAAGATTGCAAAGTCGTACCGACTTACAGCCCCAGTGCGGTTATTAGAAATTTTGAATTTAGACCTGTAGTAGTTGCAGATTTAGTCAAAGCAAAAGAAGAATCATTAACACAAGAATTAATAAGAGACGAACGTAATCTTTATTTAGAACCTTCATTAAAAGATTTAGAAGATTTTGAATCTGAATTTATACATAAAGATAATGCAGATGAACCATTAGCATTTGATATTGAAACGGCTAATGGAGAGATTACGTGTATAGGATTTGCCCCAAACAAGAATACAGCTTTAGTTGTACCTTTTATAAAAAAGGACGGAGAGTATTATTGGAAATACCAAGATGAATTAAAAGCATGGCAATGGGTCAAACGTATACTAGAAGATACTAACATTACGAAAGTAGCCCAGAACCAAACGTATGATGTTTCATGGCTATCGTTCAAAAAGAACATACAAGTTTCTGGCGTGACACATGATACAATGCACGCCCACCACGCCTATCAACCCGAAATGCAAAAGGGTTTAGGATTTCTCGGCTCATTGTACACAAATGAGAGTGCATGGAAAACATTAGCCAAGTTTTCACAGAGCACAAAAGCCGATGAATAGTGAAGCGACCTCAATACTTTTCGGCTGAAAACATAGAGTCCGAAAATCGGAGTGTTGAGAATCACATACAGTTGTGGCGTTCGGTATTAGACCAAGCGTTGCAAGACATGCAGTATGAAGGTACTGTAAAAGAGTTTGTAAATTATAGGAGAGACGCAAAGTTATGGTTTAGATATAAGAAAGAAGATTTTGAAGAAGTATGTTACTTGGCAGAATTAGAGCCATTAAGAGTGAGAGAAGATTTTTATAAGGTCATGGGAGGTTACGATGAAATCTGGCGGAAAGATTAAAGATATATTAAGCACCGCTGAAAAGATATTAGAAGGTGCAAGAGAAGACGAGTATGGGGACAAGAGAACAAATCACGACAACATAGCAAGACTTTGGAGTGCGTATTTAGATAGAGATATACAAGCACGAGACGTTGCAATCCTCATGGTATTATTAAAAGTTGCGAGAGCAAAATTTGGACACCCGAGTATGGATACATATATAGATATGGTAGGATACTCAGCAATAGCAGGAGAATTAGCACATGAAGATAATCAAAAACACGGAGATACCTCATCTAAAGTTAGATGATGATCAAACATTGTGGGCATACTGTGCTCTAGATTGTGCTTTGACAAATGAGTTGTGGCACAAAATTGACGATAAACTAGACGACATTACACGTAAGACATATGAGTTTGAAGTAGCCAGTATTGGGCCCGCTTTATCCATGATGTTGCGTGGTCTTAAAGTTGACGAGGAGGTCGCGCGAACAATACGTGCCCCTCTAAAAGACCAGAGACTTAAATTAGAACGTATGTTAAATTTATTTTCTAATGCTGTCTGGGATAAAGATCTTAATCCCGCTAGTCCAAAACAATTACAAGACTTATTGTATGTACATTTAGGTTTGCCTAAAGTTATTGCTAGTGTTAAAGGTAAACAAAAAGTATCTACTGATAAAGAAGCATTAGAACATCTGGCTGAACATTACCCAAGAGCAAAGCCGTTTTGCAATACTATATTAGCATTACGAAATATAGATAAACAACTAAACGTATTAGATACTACAAGAGATGATGATGGACGTATAAGATGTTCTTATCAAGTAGCGGGTACAAAAACAGGACGTTGGTCATCTAAGGAATCACCGTGGGGCACAGGTACAAACTTACAGAATATTACTAAAGACATGCGTGAAATGTTTATACCAGATGACGGTATGACAATGTTCTATGCAGATTTAGAACAAGCAGAATCAAGGGTAACAGCTTATGTGTCTGGAGACGAAGGGTATATCAATGCGTGTGAAACATCTGACTTACATACTGAAGTTGTAAAAATGATTTGGCCTAATCTAGGTTGGTCTGGTGATCCAGAACAAGACAGAGCATTAGCAGATACGCCATATTATCATCAGTACAGTTACAGAGATATTTGTAAAAGAGCAGGACATGGTACAAACTACGGTGTGTCACCACATTCACTTGGTAGACAAATAAAAATAAAAATATCACAAGCAACAAAATTTCAGTTGCTTTATTTTGGAGGTGTGATACAATTAGATAAAGTAGAAAAATGGCACAAGCAAGATCGAGAAGGCGGCTTTAAAGAATTACTAGACAATGGTAATATCATAGGCACAGGCCCTCACGCTCAGTTACAAATCCCAGGAGCATTTCCTGGTATACGTACTTGGCATGATAAAACAGCTAACAAGATTCAATCTACTGGTACATTGATAACACCTTTTGGTAGACGTACACAGTTTTGGTCTAGGTTAGATGACGCAGCCACGCTGCGATTAGCTATTGCTTATGTGCCACAATCTACAATAGGAGATTTATTAAACTTAGGTTTGTATAGAGTTTGGCAAGAATTACATTCACAAGGTGTGGAAGTATTAGGTCAAGTGCATGATGCAATTTTAGGACAAATGCCTACAGAACAAGTAGATGAATTGATACCTAAAATATTAAACTGTATGCATAATCCTTTGACTGTTAATAAAAAAGAAATGCTTATACCATCCGATTGTGAGACTGGTGTAAATTGGAAAGCAATGAAGAAATGGAGACCAAGTGGTTAGAAACTATACTGATTATTTAAAAGCTAGTGCAGATGCTTTAAAAGGTAGTCCTATACCTAAGCCATTTGCCGTGTGGTCAGCTTTGTCTGCAGTAGCGGGGGCACTTGGGAGGAGAGTGTGGTTTCCTATGGCTAACTATGATATTAGAAGTAATTTGTTTATTACACTTATAGCAAATCCTGGCAGAAATAAATCCGTCTCTTTGATATTACCTTACTCAAAAGTGTTTAGTAAATTGACTACACCTGTAGGAACTACGGAAGATGATTCTAATTTTAATTCTGGTTTAGATAAATATGGATTGCGTAAGTATCCATTGTATTCTATACAGGATAGGATCACACCAGAAAAATTAGCAGTAGATATGTGTAAGCTACAACGTATTGATATGCGTTTAAGTAGCCCACAGATTGAGGAATTTCATGACGCTTCTGTTACTCTAGTTACATCAGAGTTTGGTGCG